GGACTCGCATGTCCCTCTGGAACACGATCATCCCGGCGTGGTGGACCGAGAACGGGCTCAACGCCGCAGGCCAGATGTTCTGGCCGGGGAATGGTCTGCTCGCGGACCGGACCTGGATCACGAACCGCTGCCTGCAGATGAACTCGCAGCAGATCGCGTCGATGCCGCTGCGCTTCAACCCCGGCAACGCGACCACGGTGACTGAGCCGGCCTGGATGTCGAACCCAGACCCGCTGTACTACCCGAACGGGATCGGCTCGATGATCAAGGCTCTGATGCGCGACTACTACGGCTGGGGCTGGTGCCTGCTCTACGTCACCTCGCGCTACTCGGACGGCTACCCGCGGACCTTCACCCGGATCCCGGCTGCTCGCTGCGAGCCGATGTGGGACGAGAACGGCTACCGCCAGTATCCGGTCGGCGGCCAGTGGCTCAACCCGGAGGATGTCATCCAGATCGACCGCGACTGCGGCGACGGCTGGCTGGCGCACGGGACGAGCGCGATTCGCTCCTACGCCCAGCTTGCCTGGGGCTTGCTTGCGGCAGGCAATCAGGCGATGGAGGTCAACCAGGGCGGCATCCCCAAGGTGTCGCTGAAGGTCACCGACGAGAACCGGAAGCTGACCGACAAGCAGGCCACCAACCTGCAGGATCAATGGCAGGAGAAAACGCAGAAGCGGAGCGGTGCGCCGCCCGTCCTGCCGTACGGCCTCGACTTCGAGACGCTGTCGTGGAGCCCGAAGGACATGGCGCTCCTCGAGACGCAAGAATTCAACGCGCTCGCCCTCGCAGCTGCGTTCGGCATTCCTGCCGTCCTGCTCAACATGGCGATCCGCTGGGGGATGACGTATCAGAACCCAGGGATGCTGGGCGAGATGTGGTGGCGCTTCGAGCTTCGTCCGTCAGCTAAGGAGTTGGCCGACGCGCTTACCGCTCAGGCGCTGCCGGCAGGACAGTGGTGCTGGTTCGATGCGACCGACACCTTCCTGCAGATCGAACCGCAGAACACCGCCCAGGAGGCTTCTCCTGTGGCGACCGAGGAGGACGACCCCCAGGCAGCGGCGGTCGAGCAGGACGCATCGACGGCAGCGCCGTCTCAGGCAGAAGCTCCAGCGGTGGCATCCGCCTCGCCGGCGCAACAAAGTCAGGCTCCACGTCTGACCGTCCTAGGAGGCAACAGATGAGCGACGAAGTGCAGGAGGAAACCTCCGTGGAGAACGGTGGACGCGAGGTTCTCGTCCGCACGTTCGCCGTGGAGTCCCAGTCCCTGGATGGCCGGACTCTCTCGGTCCGGGTCGTCCCGTTCAACGAGGTCGCGACGGTCGCAGATCCTCCCGACTTCCGCCCGTACAGGGAGCAGTTCGTGCGCGGAGCGTTCAAGGCCCAGGAGAACGCCGCCCACCGGATCCGGCTTCGTGCGATCCACGACGAAGAGGTTCTCGCGACGGGCAAGCGGGGTTCCCCGATGGCGAGTGTCGTCGGCAAGGGCGTCAGCCTGCGCGAGGAGGACGGCGGGTACGAGGCCGACTTCCGCTTCCTGAACACGCCTGAGGCGGACACCGCGTTGGAGCTCACGCGTGAGGGTGGCTACGACGGCGTGTCCGCGGAGTTCATCCCGATCCGCACCGTCCGCACCAAGGACGGGATCATGTCGCGGGTCAAGGCCCACCTCGACTCGGTCGCGCTTGCGCTCGGGCCGGCGTACACGGGAGCGGAGATCCTCGCTCTTCGCGAGGGCCACCAGATCGTGGAGGACGAGGAGATGATGCTGCCGCCGGTCAATCAGGCGTTGCTCGAGCGGTGCGTCAAGCTCGGCATCGACCTCCCCGAGGGCATGGCGAAGCTGCTCACCCGCGCCTACACGGAGGCACCCTGGGACGGATCCGCGTCCCGGTTCGACACCGCGGAGTCGTACTGCTCGGCCTCAGCCATCGACAGCAACCCGTCCGGTGAGCCGAAGCAGAAGAACCTCTGCCATCTCCCGTACAAGGAGCCGTCCGGCGAGATCAACGTCAATGGAGTCCGTGCCGCCCTGTCGGAGATCGGCAAGGGAAACCCGCAGGACGCGACCCCGGCAGAGCGCGATGGCGCGAAGTCGAAGCTCGAGAAGATCCTCGCGTCCTTCACATCCAGCAGCACCGGTCAGTAAGATCTTGAACTGCCTACCGCAGATGGCGCACCTCGAGCCAACGGGCACCCCGACTCAGCTAGTCGGCACCCCCGATTTCGACACCCGCCGCGGAATCAAAACGTCAATCTCGGAGGTGTAGGGAATGTCTGCAACGACCACCCAGGCAGAGATCCGCCTGGAGACGCTCCTCGACGAGCGCATGGTCATCACGGAGAAGGTCGAGGCACTCAACGGCCGCATCAACTCGCGTGAGGACAAGGCTCTGTCGGAGACGGAGCAGGAGCATCAGAAGATGTACCGCGAGCGCGTCGAGGTCATCGACGCCGAGACGGAGACGCTCTCGGCGGACATCATCAACACGCGTCAGGCCATCGAGACGGCGGCGGACCTTCGTCGCAAGATGGCCGGCTCGGACGGCACCATCGAAGAGGGCGAGGACGGCCAGATCGTGTACCGCGACTTCGCCGCCTACGCTCGCGACGTGATCCTCACGCGCGGGACGCCCGAGTGCAGCAAGATCGCGAACCAGGCGGGTGGCGAGGAGGTCACCCTCAAGGCTCGCGAGAGGCTGCAGCTGCTCAAGGCGAGGACGCCGGCGAACACGCTCTCGAGCAACGTCGCTGGCCTCAACCCCCCGGAGCACATCGCGCAGATCTTCCAGATCATCGACAAGAGCCGTCCGCTGGTCGCGGCGTCTCCGTCGACCGGTCTGGTGCGCGGCACCATCACCTACCCGCAGGTCACCCAGCGGCCCGTCGTCGCCGTCCAGGCGTCTGAGAAGACCGAGGCCGGCAACACTGGGATGATCGTCGCGATGGAGACGGCAGCTGCCGTCACCTATCTCGGCGGCGGCGACCTGTCGTGGCAGGCGCTGAACTGGTCGACGCCGGACGCCCTCCAGCTCTGGTTCGACCTCGTCGCAGCGGACTACGCGCTGAAGACCGAGACGGCTGCTGCCCATGCTGCCGTCGACGACGGCTTCACGAACGTCATCTCTGACGTGTTCACCATGGGCTCCTCGGACTTCACCGCCTTCCTGAAGGCCGTGGGCGAGGGCTACGCCAAGGTGTACGCCGAGTCGCACCGGATCGCGGACACGATCCTGCTCGCCCCGGACGTGTACGGATACCTGATCGGCCTCACGTCGACCCCGCAGCCGATCTTCATCAGCGTCAACGGCCAGAACATCGGTCCGCTGAACGTGATCGTGTCGAGGGGACTCGACTCGGGCACGGCGCTCGTCTGCGACTTGGAAGGCTTCCTCACCGCTGAGACGCCCGGTGCGCCGGTCGAGCTCCGCGTCGTGGAGCCTGCCATCGGTGGCCTCGAGGTCGGTCTGATCGGAGCGTTCAAGCCGGTCGTGGTCGACCCTGGCTCGTTCGCGCTCATCTCGGCCGGCTCGTAAGGCCGAAAGGCGAAGAGGGGAACGGGAGGCCCAGTCATCCGGCTGGGCCTCCCGACTGAAAGGAGACAGAGATGTCCTATCCGCAGCCGTCCTCAACAACGTCAGCGAACGTCAAGGGACTCATGCCGATCAAGAAGGTCAAGCCGAAGGCCGCTCCGAAGCCTCACGTCATGCAGAAGGGCAAGTGACATGACGCCGTACAGGGAGCGCCGCGAGAAGGGCCACTACAACGCGGACGATGAGCCGCCGGACTCGACTCACGCGCACCATCTGTCCGGCCTCCTGACGGCGGCAAAGTCACCCGCGCAGACCACTGCGGCGTCAGGCAAGGCGAAGGTGAAGATCACGAAGAACACGTCCAAGGGCGTCTAGATGGCGACCGTCTTCTCATTCGTCGACTACACGCCGCCGGCGAGGTACGACGACGTGCCGTGGACGGATGCGCTGATCCAGCAGTCGGATGCTTCCGACGGCACGTTCGCGCAGATCGACTCACTGCCGCTCGACCCGGTCGACGGCGACCCGGAGCATCCTCAGGTCAGAAACCTGACGACGCACCTCGCGAGCGACACGCCGCAGCAGTGGTACCGGATCATCTGGGCGGACGCGAGCCTGGGCATGTCGTCACCGACGATCCCGATCATGGACCTCGGCTTCGACGTGGTTCCGTTCACCACCGTCGACGAACTCTTCCGCGTCCTGAAGGTGAGGACTCCATCCTCAGATCAGACTGCCGCCGCGAACCGTGTTCTGCTGGTCGCCGCGCAGGAGATCATCTCCGAGATCGACCTGAGCCTGCCCGAGATCAGCGAGCCGGGATACCAGATCTGCGCGTCCGTGAATCTCGATCGAGCCGCCGACCTGTGGCGTCACACCGAGTCCGCGCCGGGGATCCTCGGCATCGTGGACGAGGCCATCCCCACCGTTCCCGGCCGCTACTCCTGGGCGCGGTACGCCGCTCGCCTCTCGCCCCTCAAGGACCAGTGGGGGATCGCCTAGATGGCTTTGGCGACGACGGTCGAGATCCTCCAGGCGATGGCGGGGCAGCTGGAGGATTCGATCCAGGCGAACACAGACTTCGACGTTCACATCGAACCGATGTGGTTCCCCATCGCGGAGATGCCGGCCATCGACATGTTCCCGACGAATCCGACGGGCCTCGAGGACGGACTGGCCGGGTTCGGATCGGAGACACGCTACGGCGCGGTGCCGATCATGATCCGGGCCCGTGTCGGGATGGCCGACGGCGAGGCAGGCCAAGAGCTTCTCTACGGGCTGATGGACGAGATCGGCCTGCTGTCCATCGTCGCTGCCCTGGACGCCGACCGGACGCTCGGAGGTGTCTGCGACTCGCTGACGTGGGGCTTCGGCTACCCGTGGGCCGGTGTGGCCGCGTACCTCGACGCGAACGGCGACGGGACTCTGGCCGGCTCGGAGATGAAGATCGTCGTCGTCAAGACGCAAAGCTGATGAGCGTCGAACTCGTCCAGCAGAGTTCACGGCTTGCGATCAGCCTGGAGCTCGCGCACGGAGGCGACTGTGCCGACTGGGCGCAGAAGCACCTCACTCAGCTGCGCGGCGGCAACTACGGCGTGTGCAGCGTGATGGCCCTGCCGACCAGCCTGGAGGAGTGGCGAGCAGGACATCGCACCGCTCGCAAGAGAGCCGACCGCTGCCTGCGCCGCGGCTACCGCTTCGTGGCCGTCGACCGCGCCGCTCGAGCGGACGAGATCCATGAGATCAACGTCTCCGCAGCAGAGCGCCAGGGTCGTCCGATGAGCGAGAGCTACTCCGAGATGCCGTCCAAGACTCCCGACCCGGAGTGGCCCTGCGAGCGCCACGGAGTCCACCCGTACGGTGTCGAGTCGAGCGGCGGGATCCTGGTTGCCTATCTCTGGATCTACCGCGCCGGCGACCTCGCGCTCGTCTCCCAGATCCTCGGCCATGACGCGTTCCTCGAGGACGAGATCATGTACCTGCTCTGGCAGGGGATGCTGATGAGCGAGCCGACCGAGGACGGATGCTTCGTCGTCTACAACCGTCACGACTCGGGCACCGACGGCCTGCGCTTCTACAAGGAGCGCGTCGGCCTCGCGGCAACACCTGTGAGGTGGGCCGCGTGAAGACGATGGAGCATTCCGAACGCTTCCACCGGGTCGACATCCAGGCGCGTCCGTACCCGTCCTACCTGCTGCCGAAGGAGGGCAAGGCGCTCTGCCTGTTCGCCGCCGCCTTCCTCGGCTGGAACGACGGGATCCACATGATCCGCGCCAGCCTGACGTGCGACTTCATCGACACCAACAAGGAGCGTCTGTGGGAGATGGCGACCATCTACCCGGATGGACATTCCTTCCACGTCGATGACGCGTGGGCATTCGCCACTCGGGCGGCGCTCGACGGTCGCGACTGGGACGTGGTCAGCGTCGACCCGTTCTTCGGTGACGCTGCCGATCAGGCACTCCACGACCTCGGGCTCTGGACGACAATCGCGACCCAGCTGATCACGCTCACCGTCCCAAGCGACCATGAGCCGGACGAGATCGAAGGGTGGAAGTCGTCGCTCTTCCCCCGCAACGGCAAGGCGTCCTGGCTGGTGATGACCCGTGCCTGAGCAGTCGGATGTGACGGCGATCATCGTGACGCGGGGCGATGTCGACTTGGAGCCGATATACGAATCGTTGATCTTCGATGAGGTGATCGTCTGGGACAACAGCATCCGCCCGGACTGGAAGGTCGCCGGCAGGTACATCGCCGCGCTGGAGGCAGAGACGTACTGGGTCTACTGGCAGGACGACGACACCATCGTTCCTCGCCAGACGCAACTCGATCTGCTCGAGCGGTACGGCGCGGAAGACTGCCTGGCGGTCTGGGGGCACGGTGAGACGCCCGACGGCTACGACGACCTCCCTCTCGTCTGCGGTGGGGCCATCGCTGACTGGCGAGCATCCTGGGACTGCATCACGCGCTACGCGGCGCATCATCCGCTCGACTGGGAGTTCATGTACGAGGCCGACTTCGCGGTCGGGGCGCTCTACCGCCATTGGACGCACGTCCATCTTCCCTTCGAGATCCGCGATGTCGCCTACAACGGGAAGCGTCTCGCGGACCAGCCGTGGCAGAGGCAACTGAAGAAGAAGATCACCGACCGCGCTCGGGCCATCCGCGCCGCCGAGGCGGTAGCAGCGTGAACGGGAAGTCGCCGTTCCAGCGGTCCGACCTGGACGAGCTCGGCAAGTTCCTCGACCGCGCTGACGAAGTCGTTGCCATGGAGGCCATCAATGCGGAGGGATGGGCGCAGTACAGCCGCGGCCTGAATGTGATCGGTATGCGCCACGACGTTGACAACGCAATCGCGCCGGCGGTCGACATGGCCCAGTGGGAAGCGGAGCGCGGCTACCGCTCGACGTACTTCATCCTCCACACCGCCCCCTACTGGGAGGAGAAGGAGACGCTCAAGGCTGCGCTCGAGGTCATCGCAGACTGCGGCCATGAGATCGGATTCCACATCAACGCGATCACGGCGGCGATCAAGACGGGGCGAGATCCCATCGCCATCGCAGCCGAAGCTGTTGGCGAGCTTCGCAGCTACGGCCACAACGTCCACGGTGTCGTCGCTCACGGCGACAACGCCTGCTACCAGTTCAACTTCATCAACGACGAGATCTTCACCGAGTCGGCACGACCGAAGTACGGTGCCCAGGATAGGACGCTGGACGAGTTCGGAAGCGAGATCAAGCTGAACCCGATCTCGAGACTCGGACTCGGCTTCGACTACGACCCGAACTGGATGTCGCGTGGCTGCTACATCAGCGACTCGGGCGGGACGTGGTCGCAGCCGTTCGATGAGATGGCAGAGCGTTTCCCTGAGGAGACTGGGCAACTACACATGCTCGTCCACCCGGACTGGTGGGGCGAGGCGTTCGTTCCCTTGGAGGCCGTCGCATGAGGAAGCTCTGGTTCGTCGTCCCCGTACACGGCCGGCTGGGACTCACGAAGATCTGCCTCCGTCACCTTCGGCTGACATGCGATGCGCTGCTCGAGCGAGACGTGAAGGCGACAGCCGTCGTCATCTCGGACGCCGCCACGCTCGACGTGCTGAACGTGGGCGAGCTCGGCTTCGGCTGGGTCATACGCGACAACCAGTTCACCAGTCGACGCTTCAACGACGGGATCCAGTTGGCGACCGACCCCAAGTTCAACCCCGCGCCGGCGGACTTCGTCGTCCCGTTCGGCAGCGACGACTGGGCCGACTACCGCCTGTTCGCGGAGCCCCTGCCGAAGCGGAACCAGATCTTCGGGTTCCAGCGAATGGCGTTCGTGCGCGAGGACGGTCGCGAGATCTCGACCACGTTCCTCGATTACCAGGGCGGGTCAGGGATCAGGATCATCCCCCGCGAGCTCGTTGTTCCGCTCGACTACCGACCCGCCGACGAGGATCGCGAGCGCGGCTGCGACACCAGCATCCTCACGAACATCCGGCGCGAGCATGGGGACAAGCTCGACATCCGGCACTGGCATATGAACGACTACCAGATCGTGGACTGGAAGACCGGTGGCGAGCAGCTGAACGCATACAAGAGCGTGACGACGATGCGGACCTCCGAGGTCGAAGACGATCCCTTCGCCGCGCTCGCGCCGTACTACGACGCCGAGGCGCTCGAGGAGATGGAACAGCACTACTTCGGCGTGAAGGTGGCGGCGGCGTGAAGTCCAAGCGGTACCTCGTCACCGGGAAGCGCCAGTACCGCTGGCACAAGCCGGGGTCCATCTTTGAGGCGAGGCTCGACCCGGACGCGGAGGAGAGAGCGATAGAGCGCGGGTCCATCCGCGTGATCGACAGCGTCCAGCCAGAACTGGAGAATGGCAGCTATGCGCTGCCGCCCGAAGATTGGCCTCAAGCCGAGGCCGATGCAGGAACAACCAGAGACGCAAGCGTCTCGCGAGCAATGAGTTAGGAGGGAAAGTGACCTTCACCAAGAGCATTGCGTTGCATGACAAAATCATGATCGACGGCGAGGACTGCAGCAACGCATTCAGGTCGTTTGGTCAGCCGAATACCAAGACTCAAGAGGACGTATCTGGGTTTTCGGTGTCGGGGCGCAACGAGACGCTTCCGGGCGCGATCACGCAGTCGTTTGAGGGCGAGGCGTTCTACACGCCTGAGGTGTACGCGCTCCTCAAGCCGCTGTTCGACAACTCGACGATCTTCGAGTTGACGTGGCAGCCGGATGGCCTTGTTGACCCCAGCCGCGAGGTGTACTTCGGGAACGTGAAGATGTACGAGTTCGGCCCGTCCGTGACCCGCGGAAGCGTCGAGGTGTTCCCGTGTACGTTCATGGCTGCTGACGACAACGGCATCCAGTCCGGCGCTGCCACCTAAGCCGTGCCGGCACAGCAGAAGAGCTAGGGGCACCCGGCGAATGGGTCGGGTGCCCACCAGAACAAGAGAGGGAGTCCACGCGTGGCCGCTGAAACCAACGACAGCAGGAGAACCTTCACCGCTGGTGGAGAGACGTACGAGTACCCGGACCCGTTCGATCTCGACCTGGACGAGTGGGTAGTCATCTACGACGAGACGGGTCTGATCCTCGAGGACTTCGCCCCGTTCGATGACAAGAAGCGCGAGGAGACTCGTCTCCAGCAGCTTCGCAACCCGGCTCTGATCAAGGCGCTCGCGATCTGCGGGATCATCCGCGAACACCCCCAGACCGACATCGACTCCGCTCGCGAGCTCGCCGGCGACATGAAGATGCTGGACGTGCTGAAGTCGCTGGCAGGCGGCGAGGACGATGCCGACGACCCTACGCAGGAGTCTCAGAGCGCAACCGAGGAATCATCGCTCAGAACATCGGGCGACATCAGCGAGAGTTCGTCTCCCGATTCACCGAAGACTTCGGACGAACCGGAAAGCGAGCTTCCAGCTACTGGGACTGGCGGATAGGGCACATCTTGCCGTCGATCACCCGCGACAACATCGGCAAGCTCAAGCCGACCGATCTGCTCGGAGCGATCTCCTTGTTCCAGAGGAAGAATGGGGACGAGGAATAGGTGCCTACGTCCTTCGGATCCCTGCAGTCCGAAGCTCCGGTTCTCGTTGTCAACCTGGACTCGATCAACCGCGACCTCAAGGCGCTCGGGCCTGCCATCTCCAAAGCCGCGAAGGCCGGGATGCTGCAGGGCGCTGAACCGATCAGGCTCGACGCAGAGCGTCTGGCCGAGTCCGACATCAGCGGCATGAAACGAGCGAAGAAGAAGCCGCCGCCCTGGTCGATTCAGCGTGACGGGGAGACGATCCATGAGGTGTACATCGCCCCCCGCGAGCGTGGCGTGAAGTCGAAGACGGATCGCAGTCGCCGCCGGCCCAACTTCGTCGGTGTCATGTTCGACAAGTCGTACGACCCCGCGTTTGAGAAGGGCCGTCCCGGCGTCGTCCAGTTCGTCGACAACTGGCTGGGCCGTGTGAGCGATGCGTTCAACAGCAGCACGGGCACTGGGAGGATCTGATGGCCGCTCCGCTGATTCTCAGGATCATCACCGACGTATCCCAGACGCTGAGGGCGAACAACTCCGTCGTCTCGTCCAACACCCTGGTCGGCAAGTCGGCGCTCGACATGGGGGCCGACATCGCGAAGTCGGCCAAGACTGCCGTCACCTCCTCGGTCGCGATGGAGGATTCGCTCGCCAAGCTGGCGGCTGAGTACAGGTCGCTCGCCACCTCGGCGTCGCTGACGGGCAAGGAACAGGTCAAGGCAGCACAACTCGCGGAACTCACTAACGCCAGACTGGCTCGCTCCCAGGGACTCGTAGTCGCCGGCAGTGGTGGAGTGTCGAGGGGCGCGAAGACGGCCGAGGCTGACATCGGAAAGCTCACGCGCGGCGCACTCGCCGGGTCGGGTGTCATCTCGACCCTTGGACGCTCGCTCGCGTTCGCGTCGACCGGGTTCATCGTCGTCGCCGGAACCGCCACGCTCCTCCACTCGGCCATCACCGAGGCGCTCGGGTACGCCGCCGCCGAGAAACAGGTCACGGCCCAGCTGAAGACCGGCGGCTTGTCGTTCTCGACATACAAGAGCCAGATCGAAGACACGCTCACCGCCGAGTCGAAGCTCTCAGGGTTCACACGCCAGGATCTCCTCCAATCGTTCGGCTATCTCGTCAGGGTCAGCGGCAACGTCGGTCAGTCGCTCAACCTCGACGCTGTCGCCGCAGACGTAGCTCGAGGACGGCACATCGCGCTCTCGTCGGCCTCGATCGCTCTCGCGAAGGCTCTCGGCGGATCATCGACCGCGCTCCGTCGGCTCGGGATCATCGTCCCGAAGACGGCGACGGGCATGGATGCGATCCGCTATGTCGCAGCCAAGTTCGCTGGGCAGGCAGAGGCAGGCGCGACCTCCGCTGACCATCTCCACGCGAGTCTCGCCAACGCTGGGGAGGTCATCGGCACCGCTGTCCTGCCGACCTTCAACCGGCTCACTGGAGAGTTCTCGGATTACTTGTCGAAGCTCGACCAGTCGGGCAGGTTGCAGCGAGACGTGAACCAGGGGGTCACGATTCTCGGCATCGGGTTCCACATGCTCGGGGCTGCGATCAAGGTCGTGGACGATGCGACCGGAGGCTTCACTCACACGGTCGCGATCCTGATTGCGCTGGAGCTCGGCAGCAAGGTCTACGGCTGGGTGACGGCGCTGCGCGTACTCGCCGGCGAGTGGGGACTCGTCGGTGCTGCCGCCAAGACCGCTGGCGAGGCCCAGGTTGCCGCGGTCGCTACGAGTGGCGCTGCTGGCGTTGCCGGGGGAGGCGCGGCGGCTGCGGAAGCTGGAGCGGGAGGAATCGGGGGCCTGTTCGCCGGCGGACTGCTCGGCCAGGTCGCAGGCAGTCGCGTCCGTGGCTTTTTCGCGTCCAGGGCAGCTGCGTCGGAACTCGCAGGAGTTGGCGCGGAGGGTGGAGCAGTCGCTGGAGTCTCGGCCACTGGCGTAGGCGCACTTGCGGTCGCTGCGGTCCTGGCGACGGACGCACTGGGCGCTCTGGCGAAGAAAGTCAACGACGCGGCGGGTGGCGGCAGCACCGGAGACAGCATCATCAACACCATCTCGGGAGTTCTCTCTGGAGGTCTGGTCGGCAACTACCGCTTCGGGATCCTGGGTCAAGCACTGCACGGGTTCCCAGGCTTCGGTGGGCCACCACCGCCGCCGCCTCCCTCGTACCTGCTCAAGCCTCCGTACATCCCGCAGCAGTTCCAAGCCCCCGGCATCCTCGGTCAGGCGGTCACAGGACAGACGGGACCGTTCGGCAACGTGCAGCCGATGACGCAGTTCTGGAAGACCTGGAAGACATCGCTCAAGGACCAGATGGCTGTCGCGCAGGCCGCGCTCACGAAGACTCAAGCGGACGATGTGGCCGAAGCGAGGAAGGAAGTCGCTCAGATCAAGAAGGCTCTCGACGAGGGTGTCCTGCACGGGCCTGCGTTGTTCGCTGCGCTCCAGATCGAAGCGAACGACCTCAGCATCATCTGGTCAGCCGAGGCGGCAGCAGCGCAGAAGCAGGCAGCGGCAGCAGCTGCGGCGAAGGCGAAGATCATCACGCAGATTCAGAACGCCATCGACCCGATCAAGCTGGAGGTCGCTCTCTCCAAGGCGCAGGCTCTCGGCCAGACGACCGTGCCAGAACTCAAGGCTCTCCTCAGCGCCGCCTACAAGGGGCTCGCCAAGGCGATTGCCAACGGCAACCAGCAGTTGATCAAGCAGGCGTACGACCAGATCACCTCGCTGAAGCAGCAGATCACGCAGGCCCAGACGGCTGTGACGAAGACGTTCACGGAGCCGATGAGACTCCAGATCGCGCTCGCTCGAGCGCAGGCGTTCGGCAAGGACGACACCAAGATCCTCGAGGAGATGAAGGCCGCTGCGATCAAGGCGCTCAAGTCCGGCAAGTACACGGGCCAGGGACTGATCGACCTCCTCAACGAGATCGCGAACATCAACAGCCAGTTGAACTCGAGCGTGACCAACGCCTACGGCGACTACAAGAAGGCGAGCCTGAAGGCAGAGACTGCCGGCCTCGGATTGACTCGAGCGCAACGAGAGGCCCTGGAGGCCCGGCTGTCGCAGCGCGGCCCCGGAGGGACTGTCCCTGAGAGTGGAACGGGCGCGGCTGGATACATCATCGACCCGAAGACTGGACGGCCCGTGAGGGTGAAGAGCAAGCGTCGCCACCTCAGCGAATCCAATGCGATTCCGCCGGGGGCTGGCGGCAGCGGTCGGATCTATATCGACCAGACGATCAGGCTCAACATCGACATCGATGGCAAGCACCTCACCACCGTCGTGACCAAGGGTCAGCAGAGCTACCGGAAGAGCAACCCGTCGTCCACGCGTGGTCCACACGCCGGCGCACCGACGGCCTAGACCATGGCGCATCGCTGGGCAGGAGTCGAGGGCAGAGTCCTCATCGCTTTCGATGACTCACCGCTCGAGCCGAACCCGACCTGGACGCGCATCGACGCTCCCAGCGGCGACTTCCCCGACCAGTTCGTGGCCGGCTACGACACGCAGAACGGCAAGCAGACGCTGCTCGCGCAGACCGACACAGGTACGGGCACCGTATACATCAACGACCACAAGTACGGGCTGTTCGACCCGCGCAACGCGAGCTCGCCGTTCTACGAGTCGCTGGATGGGAAGCAGATCCTGCTCCAGTTGTTCAACCCGGTCCTCGAGACATGGGAGCCACAGTTCGCAGGCGTCCTCGACGGCGCGTCCTACGCGATGAACAACGCCGCTGTCAACTCAGACGGCGAACCCCTGAACGCGAGCATCCAGCTGAACGCCGTGGACGTGATGGACTACTGCGCCGGGTTCGGCCTGACGCCCGGACTGGCCGGCGACCGTCCCCCGAACGGCGGCGAGGACGGAGTCTGGTACGCAGCCACGACCGGAGAGTTGCGCGACCGCCTGATCCAGATCGCGACAGACATCGACCTCGACCCCATCCAGTACGTCTTCTTCAGCGGCAACGTCGCGCTCCAGACGGTTAAGTACAACGCCGACGAGGCCGCGCTGATCGCGTTCCGCGACTGTGCCGACGCGGAGATGCCGTTCATCGCTCAGTCGTTTTTCGTGGACCGCTTCGGGAGGCTGTGCTTCCACGGGCGATATGGACGCTTCGACCCGGACGGCGTGAGTGCCGCCGCCGGAACGGATCGCTGGATCTTCAACCGCTTCGCGCTCGGTGACGGTAAGGCTGTGCGCGACGACGGCAGGATCCAGATGCGCGTCCTCGAGTTCGCTCGGGCTCGCGGCAACCTCGTCAACGTCGCCGTCTGCTCGCCGCAGGGGATGCTGCCGGCCCAGATGCCGAATCAGGTGTTCGCGGACGTGACGAGCATCGACGACTTCGGCCACTACGCCGCCCCGTCGATGGAGAACCTCCTGACCGCGAACCCGATCACCGACAACCTGAACGGTCATCCGTCATGGACCCGCGAGACGGAGTGCCTGAAGTACGCGGAACTGATCGTCAAGAACATGAAGGATCCCCGTGAGGCGATCACCCGCCTCCAGGTCAAGACGGTCGACCCACGGGACAGTCGAGCCGAAGGAGTCTGGGGCTGTCTCACCACGGCTGACGTGAACGACATCGTCAACACGAAGGTCGGCTACCCCGGCGGCACAGGCTTCACCGGAACGAGTCCCGCCGACGACCACTACGTCGAAGGACGGCAGCTGCGAGTGCGGCCACTCGACTCCTCGACCGTCAGCAGTCTTCCCGGCTTCGACTACGTCGAGCTCGACCTGAACGTCTCGCCGGCGATCTGGTCGATGGATACGCACAGCGTCTTCCCCGACTGGCCGGGTGGTGGGACGTGAGCGGACAGATCTCGGGCCTGCGCGGCCAGCGGATCTACGGCCAGCACGGGATTCGTCACGCTCCTCGAGGGAGCGACCCGACACAGACCGATGTCTGGATCTACGTCGGCGTCGACCCGCGCTGTCCGTTCGTGAACGGCAGCAACCGGGCTCCGACGCTCGACATCCCGAACCCGGTTCCGATGCGCTTCAGGATCAGCGTCGGACCACCGAACGAGTGCGAGTACGCCGGCTGGGACTCCTCGACCGACCCGGTGGCGAGCGCGATCCTCGCGTACAGCGACCACCAGATCGAGATCCAGGGCGACGTGACCGGGCTGGTTCCGCTCGACATCGTGTTCAACATCCCGCTCGAGTTCCAGCATGAGTTCGACGTGCCGTATAAGACCCATGACGACTCGGGCATCTATGTGCCGTGTCGTCTGCTCTCCACCGGAGAATTCATCTGGGGGACACCGTGACAGGAGGAAGCGAATGACCAGCTTGGAAGAGGGACGGATGCCGCTTACGGCAGGAGAGACGGCGGCGGTCGACGGGTTGATCGCCAGCAGTGGGGGCGCTCCCGTCTCGTTCACCCGCGAAGGCGACCAGCTTGTCGTCTACGTCGGAGACGAAACCTGGGATGTCCCCAGCAGTGGCACGGCGATCAAGAGGGAGGACTGATGTTCCTCGCGTTCATCCTGTCCTTCGTCGCGCTGATGGCGAGCCAGTTGTTCCCCAAGGGCGCAGGCCACATTCTCGGAGCGACCACCAAGGTCGACCTGGTCGCGGACAACATCAAGTTCCTCTTCTACAACGGCGCGATCACGACGACGTGGGAGTTCGTAGGGGATCTGTCGGGTGCAGGGATCATCGCTCGCTCGGGCAACCTCGCCTCCAAGACGACGACGAACGGAGTCTTTGACGCAGCCGATGTCACGGTGACCGCGGTGTCGGGCTCGGCGTTCACGCACGTCATCCTCTACGACGACACGCCGGCGACGGACGCGGCGAAGCAGCTGATCTGCGTCTTCGATGTGGCGAGCTTCACGCCGTCGGGCGGCGACATCAACGTCGTCTGGAACGCTTCCGGCCTGTTCTCCATCGCATGAGCATCCGCCGGATCATCACGCTGCTTCTGTCGGCCCAGGTGGCGATCCTCATGGCCCATGTCGGACTCGGCCACGGCGTTGGCGTCATGACGCTCCTGATGCTGGAAGGCTTCGATCACGTCGGTGCCGGTGCGAATATCTACCTGAAGCCCAACTGGAGTGGTGGATCGGGGTCGACAGGGGCTGGGCGCTTCGGTGGACTATGTTCCATCATCGTCGCAGGAGCGACCGGTAGAAGCGTCTTCTACAGCTTCGGTACGCCCGTTACAACGGTGATCATCGGCTTCGCCTACCTGTACTCGGGTGGGGGGACTCTGACCTTCATGAACCTCCAGACGGTAGCCAGTGGGACGGTTGCCTCTTTCAACCTTGACGCTACAGGGCACATCCTTGCGAAGAACAGCGGTGGCACGACCATCGGCACCGGGACAACCGTGATCAACTCTGGAGCCTGGAATTACATCGAGATCAAGCTGTTCGTCAATGCTGGAACACCCGCCTCGGGCACCGTAGAAGTTCACGTCAACGGTGCTGTCGACATCGCATCCACGGCTGGCAACTTCGGGTCGACCGGCGTCTCCAAGTTCGGGATCTCCTCCAACAACAGCGGCCAGGACCACCGCTGGGACGACGTTTACGCCTGCGACACCGTCGGCGCTGTCACCAACACGTTCCTCGGTGACGTTCGTGTGGCGACCGTCTACGGGACTTCGGATGGAGCTCACACGCAATGGACTCCGACCGGCGGCGGGGCGCATTACACCCAGGTGAACGAGGTGACCCCGGATGGTGACACGACCTACGTCTCGGACAACACGCCCGGTGACCTCGACTCCTACGGCTTCGGTGACATCGACGGAGGCGCGACCGTCTACGGAGTTCAGGTCAACCTCTACGCCCGTAAGGACGACGCGGCTACGCGCCAGATAGCTCCAGTCATCAGGCAGGCCAGCACCGACTACGTCGGCAACACGCAGACGCTCAACACGTCCTACGCCTTCTACAACCAGCTTTACGAGCAGGATCCGACGGTAGCCAACTGGACTCCGGTTAACGTCAACGCCGACGAGTTCGGCGTCAAAGAGATCGCGTAGACCGACCAGGGCGATGATGGCGTGAGCCTAAGTCGCGTAGGTGGCTCGTCTGTCGCTGCCACGTCGGTAGCGATCCCTGCCCATGTAGCCGGCGACCTGATCGTCATCTGGGCGTACCGGGATGGCAGCACGACGCCGCCCACGGTGCCTGCTGCTGCCGGAACGGTTCCGGCGTTCACGGTCGTTGACGGTCCGACCGGGGCGAACCTCAACTCGGCTGTATGCGCCTATGCGGTAGCAGCTGGGACGACGGATACGTCGGGGACATGGACGAACGCGACCGGGATCTCCGTCGAGGTCTGGCGCGGAGCGTCCTCTGTTCCGATAGGTGGACATGCCCAGTCGGGGGGATCCGTTGCGAGCGGCGGCAACGTCGCCGTTCCTGCGATCACCCTGCAAGACGCAAGTGCCAACTCGGTCATCCTTGCCTTCGCTGGCTGGCAGACCGTTACGGCTTGGAACGCTGCGCCGACGGGATACACGCAGCGATCTCAGGTCGCGACGGAATGTCAGGCGCTGACCAAGAACACTACGACTTCGAGCGCCGCGTTCAACGTCAGCGGGACCGCCTCGGCAACGGGTGGCACCAGAACGCAGCAGTTGGAGATTCTGGCTGACCTCGGGAATCGAGTTTCCCAGGAGGCGGTCGAGGCTCTCTACAAAACCTCTGCCGCCCAAGCCAGGATGTCGCAGGAAGCGGTGGAGGCGCTGTACAAAACCACCGCCGCCCAGGCTCGCGTCTCCCAGGTCGCGGTTGAGGCGCTGGTCAAGATCCCCACCGTCTCGGCTCGCGTCTCGCAGGTAGCGGTCGAGGTTCTCAAGTCCCGCGCGGACGTGCGGAACATGGACTTCATCGCGTCGGTCACGTCGGTCTATACGCCGATGCTGGTCGGCCAGGTCAAGCCATCGTTCATCGCGAGCGTCACGACGGTCTACACGCCAGTTCTCTCATCGCCGGGGATCGCTGTCCCCTTCATTTCGAGCGTCACGGTCGTCTACGCCCCAGGCGTGGGCGGTCAGGTCACCGTCCCGTTCATTTCGTCCAAGACGCACGTCTGGACGCCGACCCTCTTCGACCCGGACAAGATCTTCGGAGGCCTCGGCAACGGCGGCGAGTCGTTCCTCGTCCGGCTCAACCTGAACGGCGTCACCGACACCGCCACGCTTGTCGCGGACATCGGCGTCGGCGGAAGCAACACGCTGCTCCTCTCGGGCGACAGCGCGTTCCCGACCGACAAGCCGTTCGTCGTGACCATCGATGACGAGGTGATCCTCGTCTACCAGTTGACGCTCGGCAGCTACCACGTCCGCAAGCGAGCGATGAGCAACACGACCGCCGCCACGCACACCGCCGGCGCGAACGTCGACTGGAACGACCACTACGACATGCCAGCCACGTCGACAGACAACATCGACGCGAGCTTCACCGCCGACATCAACTCGACGGGGAGCTTCACCTACAACGGCTGGCTGATCTGCTTCGACTCCTCGCAGGCGTACACCGCCGTGGGTGACCGATATCCGATGCACGTCACGGAACTCCTAGGCGTCTTCGACAGCGGTGCAGGATCGAGCGGATCTAACCGCTGCGACTCCAGCCAGCCGAACGCCATCTCCGGGCCGACCGGCGCGAGCGACGACTGCCCCGTCTCGCTGTCCAACCCGGCACGGATCGCGACCGACATCAGCCCTGGCGACGTGGGGCTCGCTCGCTACACGAACCCGGAGGCGTTCGTCCTCGACCTCGGTCCGCGCAGCATGGCCTTCCAATCGTGGTTCGGCTTCAAGCGCGTCGACTCGAGCAACGTGGACGTGTCGCTCACCGACCCGACCGGATACATCGTCGACACGATCCCATCGGGTGGAGGGCCTGGACCCTTCACGGGCAGCATCGACATCGAAGAGCCTGAGCCGCTACCGCTCGTCACGGGCATCGCGCCGGACGCGAGCGATGCTGCCGGCTTCGCGATCCCGACCCCTGCGCCCGTGCCGTGGCTGACCGTCACGCTCCCCGGCACCGACCGCTGGTTCACCTACGGCTCTCCGGGGTACGGCGACCATGGCTGGCCGATCTGCTGCATCGCGGTCCGCCAGGGCAAGCGCCGCGTCCCCTACTGGCAGTCCTGGGACTGGCACAACTACAA